CTACTGTTACCGTGGGAGAGCAGTCTGCAAATTATAGAAAGTATGGGCCAGGTTTTTATAAAGACTCGTCATTTGGAATGAAATTTCAATTTATTTCGTCGCATTTTGACGAACCAAAAGAAATGATGTCTGCTTTTGATTTTGTCAATAGTTGTGTAGCGTTCGATGACAGATATTTTTATGCTGCCGAAGAATGGGAAACCTGCGAAACACAGCATCTTTTAAAGATCCAAAATTTTGGAAGTCCACTACTTCTTTGGAGAATTAACAAATATTTGAAAAAGTACGGGTATACAAAGCTTCATGATCCGACATCTCCAAAATTAAAATCTGCACTTTCGTCAATAATGAACAATTGCAGTAAAGTACAATTCCCCAACAAACAAACGTTTATAGATAAACATAGCGTCGCGTTTCAGATTTTGCTTCTCATTGCGAAATCTTATGCTCTGAATATGAGTGCCGTAATTTTTTTGAGTGGATTGCTTGCATCGCAGCCGACAAAAGAAACGCATATTTCAAGCTCTTTGATGAAAGATCTTGAAATTTTCAAGAACATGAAAAATACAAAACCAGAGTTAAAAACTAACGCGTATTATTTACAGACTATTAAAAACGAGATTTATAACCAAGCGAAACAAATTAAGGCTCTACATCCATCAACTGATGAACTTGAAGAGTATTACAACATATTGAACAATCTCAAAGATTTAGAAGAACAATTTTTGCCACCAAAATTACAAGAATCGGCAGAATTTTTATTAGAGGAAACAAAACAATGAGCATACCCGTTTATATTCTACAGGACAGTACAGTTACAGATGTTTTATTCTCTGCGATTACACGCGCTGGATCGTTCATAGACATGAGTAATTGTAGATGGTTGATCGTAAAAGGAGCCGTTACGTTAGGCGGAACGAAGCTCGTTCACCCGCATCAAAAGCCAGTGCTAGGAGAGCAAGAACTCGTAATTGATGGGAAGAAGTACGATATAAACATCCAACTTTCTTCTTATGAATGAAAATCTTATCCGCGGCGCTCTAGTAAAAATTTGTCCAACTGAATACAAAATTATTACTGGAGAAACAAGAACGATAAATTACATATCGTCGTGGCATATTGACGATTTGGGACGAGCCATATATCAAGATTTTAATTTGCACGTTTCAAATTGCTTAGGGGTTGCTATTCATTCTACAAAAATGAAAGTATCTGGAACAGATGTTTGGCAAGTCCTTACTACCTACTGCGGAAGACTAAAAATAGTCTTCCTAAACTCACAAAATTTAAAAAGTTTATCAAAAATTTAGAAGAGGTCTGTCTACTTTTCGTGTCAGAATAATTAATTCTGATACCCTGTGTATCGAAAGTAGGTAAAGAATGAACCTCTTCAAAGTCTCGTTTAGTGCTTCTTGTTTGACAGATTCAGTTATTAAAAAAATGACAGGTATGTGGAATGACAATTCCAATATGTCTAATTTTGAAATTCGTCAAAAGTGGGACTCGATTATAGAAGGTCATAACCCCTACGAATTTATTAGACGTTTACGTCAAACTGCTAGAACTTCTGCTGCAAAATTGCGCAGGTTCAATGCTGTCGATGATCCGGATTATGCTGAGATTTTCGATATATCTGTTGCTGACACAATAAAAGCTCTTGAAAGGGTGTATTTGGTGAACTGATGCCTTTAATAGTTGCTCTCGTATTCTCTTTTGCGTTGACTACTGCGCTTGGGCACATCGTTCATTGGGCGATGCACCAGCCGTGGTGTGGTCCTCTTTATATCGCACATTCTGACCACCATCAGCGTTATAAAAAGGATTCATTCACGAAAAGCGCATACGAGAGCAGCTCAAGTTTCATCGGATTTGTAATCGTATTCTTTATTGTTGCAGGCATAGCGACAGTGCTGACAACACTCCAGATCGTCACGTGGAAGTCGACATCTATGTTCTTGTTAGCCACAGCGGTCTTTGCGGCATTAACAGAGATAGCTCATACCGCCGTTCATACAGACGAACGCAAATTACCAAAGATAATTGCAGAGAATTTCTTCTTTCAACGCATAAAATTGATGCACATCATTCACCATGCAAATGTAAAGAAGAATTTCGGTATTTTGGTCTTTATCTGGGACAGGATTCTGGGAACGTTCAAAAACATAAAATCGTTGACAGGAAGATAGTATAGTTATTTATATGATGGTCCGCGCGTTCGGCTGAATACGCTCTCCATTATACCTGTCAGTATTGAGGTGTTTAATGCGTTTGAGTGTACATGCCCTGGTTGTTATTCTTTTTACTTTCTTTGTAGGTTGTGTTACAGGATCGAGTTCACCACCAAAACTTTCGCTCGTTCAAAAACAAAAGCCAGTTTTATCTGGTAGAGTCTTAATCGACGCAGATTTTTCTGGTCCAGAACAGGCTCTGATCAAACGAGCGGTTGGTATGTGGGTTTCTGGATTAAACGGAGCGCTTGAATTACAAATAAGCGATCACTCGGGAGATGAATTCGTAGAACTACAACAGACGATAATGCTCCAGCGTGCAGCTGTCATGGCGGGTATGGTCGAAAGAGGCGAAGAACCAGTTGACCCAGTTGAAGCCGAAGACGATCCTGCCAAACTTTTAGATATTATGCGTTCACAAGAATATTGGACGGGTAAATATTGCACAAACAGAGTTGTTATTATTAGGGCATCGTCTCAAACACCTCGTATCAAAGAAGCAGAACAAAGCGGCGTTGCATTCGCTGGATGGACATACACCGGATGTTGGAAGAAATTTATTCTAATAGTTGGTTCACGTATGGATTCAGAAGATGAGATGGTTTCTACAGTAGCACATGAACTTGGTCATGCATTTGGTTTACTACATCAATTTGATGGAGATAAGTCTGTTATGCATAATGATAGCCATGCAGCAAAATGCGTATTGCGAACAGATCTTGAGGCTTTTTGTAAGCGTTGGAAGTGCGATCCGAAGAGTTTAAATCCTGTTGCAGAGTGTCATAAATAGTCGTAATGATACGTCATCTAAAAGTAATTTTTACGATTGTCGCGTTGTTTGTTGGTTGTCACAAACAAACGAAAGCTGTATCAATACCAGTTGGTGACGTTGTGTGTGGTTTGTCGCCGCAAGCAGAGCATCCGTCAATTGTAAAAGATTATGTCTATATAGATAACACGCTTTCAGATGTTGAAATACGATCTATAATGCATGCAATGAACGACTGGGCCGTCGCCACCGGCGGTCGAGTCGAATATGGACCAATAAAGCTTATATCAAGAGATGATGCATCTTCAAAATTTATTCCAGAAGATGCAGATTGTGATATTGACAGGCCGTCTCGTCTTTATTTCAAAAGTGTCGAGCTCGAAGACGAAGAAATCGTCAAAGCAGATCTTCAGAATAAAATCGAACATAAAGATTCAAGGATTACTCTCGCATTAACAAGAACAATTTGCGAAAAATCTGTTGTTAAGATAGCATCGCGAAGAGTTTATGGGTTAAATGAAAAACAAACAATTGGTCTAATACAACATGAGCTTGGCCATGTATTTTTGATATCTCATCATGATGAGCTTATAGGTCATACAGTCATGGCTTCATTGCTTGATAATTACGCAAAGTGTATTACAAAGCAAGATGTCGAGCTTTTTTGTCAGATGCAAAATTGCGAAGAATAGTGAAATAACAATGAAAAAATATTGGAAATTTAGAGATTATCCTGTTTTGATTTTGGCAGATGACGAAATGGAAGCTCTAAAATTACTTAGAAAAGTAACGCAACATTGTGGAGATGTGATTCAAAGAAATCTACAAGAAGATCCATCAAATAAAGCCGTTGAAAAGACCTATACAGAACTTTTTACAGAGCCGGTCTCTGTTAGCTCTGACGGAAAAGTTGTGACAGTTTCTCGTAAAGATTCTGTCTCAAAAGAAACACCACCAACTAAACAAAAAGACACGTTTACAAATACTGTAGAAGACATACTTACAAAAGCTAAATCTAAGAAGTTTGTGAATTAAATGAAGTATCTTGATATCGCGATAAGAGAGCTTGTCAATGCGGAAGACAAGGATAAGAGGCTTTCTACGTATCATTGTGCAGTTATTGTATCTGGTGGCAGAGTTATTTCTGTCGGTAAAAACAAATACAAATATCATGAGATGATGGAAGCATTTTCTCACAGTAATTTCACTTGCACTATTCATGCCGAGGCTGACGCTGTATTACGTGCTAGAAATAAACGAGATCTTACTGGCAGTAAAATCTACGTAGCTAGGCTTGGTAAAAATGGAAAAATTGGTATGTCTGCACCATGCAAAACATGCACTGCGATACTCCAGGCATACGGTATCAAAAAAGCTTATTACACAGTTGACGAAAATGAGTACGCTGTGACTAAGATCTAATATTTAAAGTCATGATAACGATTGTCGATGTGTTAAACTGTCCAAATGTATCAGAAACAATCGATATTAAAGACGAAGACATAGTCATAAGATATTATAAAGAAGAACAGACGCAAATAATTGACGTCGTGAAAACACGCAAAATCGTTATCGATCACATTGTTTTAGATATAGTAATTTAGAGGAAAATGAGCTTACAAGAGATAGACGAAACACAATTTAATTCAGCTGTTTTAGAGTCAAAAGGCGTATCTGTAGTGAAATTTGGCGCAGAATGGTGTGGTCCCTGTCGCCGACTTGCTCCGATATTGGAATCAATTTCTTCAGAGCTTGATGTAAAAGTATATAGCGTTGATGTGGACATGTGCCCGAATTTATCTGCCAAGTTTGGTATTAAGGGTGTTCCGGCTACGATGTTATTTAAAGACGGTGAACTCAAGAAGACAATCGTAGGACTTACAAATAAACAAGAATTTGTTTCTGCCATAAATTCTCTTTAATAAAATCAATATTTTAGAAATAAAAAGCCCGTCATAGGGCTTTTTTTATTTAAAAATCCGAAGTTGATAATATAATCACATTTGTGATAGAGAAAAAACACAAACTATTATTCATCAGTGACCATCCATTGTCAACTTCTGGCGTTGGAACTCAAGCAAGATATCTGATCAACGGCTTAATCCAGACTGGTAAGTATCAAGTATACTGTTACGGTGCAGCGATAAAGCACGAAAATTATGATCAAATAAATGTGACTCCAGATTGGATCATAAAGCCAATAGATGGATTCGGAAATCGCGAAATGATTAGATTGACTCTTGCACAAGAGCAACCAGACGCAGTTGTTCTATTTACTGATCCGCGTTTCTTCCTATCTCATTTCGAAATGGAAGATGAAATCCATCAGGTATGTCCAATAGCTTATTGGACAATATGGGATAACGGACCATGGCCAGAATTTAATAGAGTATTGTATGATTCTTGTGATCTATTAAATTGCATCAATTACAATACATACGATATGATTAGTAAGAATTGTGCATATCGAGCAGATAGCGTAAACTGGGTACCACATGGCGTTCCAGCTGAGCTATTTACAAGACTTAGTGACGAAGATATACTAAACAACAAACGCAATCTCATAAAACGAAAAGACGATACATTCATTGCCTTATGGGTCAATCGAAATGCGCGTCGCAAAATGCCAGGTGACGTTTTATACTCGTGGAAATTGTTTGTAGAAGAAGTTCAAAAGAAGTACGGGCACAAGAATGTTGCATTAATCATGCACACAGATCCTCTTGATCAAGAGGGACCGAATCTTCATCACATGGTCGATGTTTTAAAAATAAACGATACAGTAATCTTCTCTAAAGATCGTTGTGATTTTCCACAGATGAATGTACTCTATAATATTTCTGACTGTGTTATTTCTAGAAGCTGTGCAGAAGGCTTTGGTCTTTCTCTTCTAGAAGGTGCAATGACAGGGACGCCTTCTGTCGCGCTTAAAACAGGCGGAATGGAATATCAAGTTGTAGATTATAGAGATGGTTCAGAAAATGGCATAGCGATTCCGGTTGAGCTTAGAAATCTCGTAGGATCTCAGACGGTTCCATATATCTGGGACGATCAGTGCACGAATGAAACATTCGCCGCTGGAATAATGAAGATGTATGAACTTGGTCCAGAAGGACGAAAAGCCAAGGGCGAAAAATCGATGCAATATTCAAAAGAAGTTTATAGCATCGAAAAAATGGTAAGTACTTGGGATCGATCTCTTGAAAAATGTATTGCAGAATTCAAAGCCGGCCGTCCACGCTGGACAATTAAGAAAATGTGAGATAAGGAAATTACATGAAAAAAGTCTTAGTTAGAGGTCCAGTTCTTACTCATTCGGGTTACGGTAGTCATGCACGAATGATTGCACGCTATCTATTGTCACGGAGTGATGTTGATGTAACTTTTGAGGTACTTCCATGGGGAGACACTCCGTGGGTTCTAAACAGGAATGCATGGGACGGATTGGCTGGTCAGATAATGGACAGAAGTGGATTTGAGAAGGGAGATCACTTTGATCTTTCATTACAGATTCAACTTCCAAATGAATGGGATAATTCTTATGCAAAAGTAAATATTGGAGTGACTGCCGGAGTCGAGACCGATATTTGTAACCCAGAATGGGTTCTGCATTGCAATAAAATGGACAAAGTAATTGTTCCGTCTCAACACACAAAAAGCAATTTAATGTCGGTTGGCGGTGTCACTACACCGATTATTGTCGTACCAGAATCGTTTCCAGACGAACTTCTTTCGAAAGAACCAAAATCGATAGACCTTGGTCTCGAAACGACATTTAACTTTCTATTATTCGGTCAGATAACAGGAAACAACACGTACAACGATAGAAAGAATATTTTCTTTACTTTAAAATGGATGTGTGAAGCATTTAAAACTGATAAAGACGTAGGTATCGTTATAAAGACAAACATCGGAAGATTGACGAAAATCGACAAGAAATTATGCGAAAATCTAATAAATCAAGTCCTCACTGAAGTAAGAGGTACTTCACAATATCCGAGAGTTTATCTGTTACACGGTGACATGAAAGACGACGATCTTCACGCTCTTTATACTCATCCACAGATCAAAGCCATGGTGTCTCTAACACACGGAGAAGGCTTTGGATTACCGCTTCTAGAGGCCGCAGCCTGCGGAATGCCCGTAATTGCGACGGGCTGGAGCGGACATACAGACTTTTTAAATCATGGAAAATATATTAATGTTGAATATGATTTAAAAGAAATCCACGAATCGCGCGTCGACGGAAAAATATTCGTTCACGGAGCTAAGTGGGCGTATCCAGACGAAGATAATTTTAAGCGTAAAATAAAGAAATTCAAAGAAAGCAGTTCGACACCAAAGCAGTGGGCGGTCGATCTACAGACTAAAATTGTAGAGAAATACAGCTTTCAAAGCGTTAGTAAAGTATATGATGACGTTCTAGGAGCGTACTTTTGATATATTTTCTTTTATTACTTTGCGTTCTGTTGATTGCTATAATAGTGTTCTGCGGTTTCTTTATTGTTAGACTTAGCAATATGATCGTAGAAATGGAATCACGCTGTGAGCGATCATTGGACGAACTAGATGCACACTACAAAGTTTTAGAAGAAGTTTTAAAAACGCCTTTATTTTACGATGATCCAGTTGTCAAGAATGTGATTCAAATAATCAGAAATTCTCAGACATCTATTCTTCGAATTGCCGGTCGAATAGCTAAGCAGACCGAAGAAAAAAGAGTAGATAATGAATCAGAAGAAGAATAAAACACCGCCGCAGAAAAAAGAAATCAAAAAGAAAATTAGAAGAAGAAACGACGGTGATGAAACTGCGCGCAAATTGCGTATGTATTTCAATAGTGATACACAGGCCGCGATCGTAGCTTGGCAAAAAGCAGAAGAAAGAAAAGAAAAAGAAAAATTATATGTTGAGGTAATTTCACCAGCTTTTGAAAAGCTTGTAGAAAATCTTATTAACATACATAAATTTACAAGTCTTCACGATTCTTTTGAAGATCTCAAAAATGATTGTGTAAATTTTCTTTTTGAAACAATCATAAAATTTGATGCGACGCGCGGCACAAACGCGTTTTCTTATTTTAATGTTGTTGCCAAAAATTGGTTGATTATCAGAACAAAGCAACGTATTCTTAGGACCAAAAGAAATATTTCGCTCGATGATGATTTGTCAATGACGTCGGCTGATCAAAAAAGAATAGAAGAATATAACACAGTACAATCTCCTCTAGACACCGTTGATCCAAAAACGCAAAACATTAGAATACTGCAGATACTTCTAGAAATGAAGACACGCGCAAAAAATGAACAAGAAACTGCGGCAATATCTGCGATATCTACAATATTTGAAAACGTAGAAGACATCGACATATTAAACAAAACGAGTATCCTCGTTTATATGAGAGAGCTATCTGGCCTAAATCCAAAGCAATTGACGATGGTGATGCAGAACATTAGGAAATACTATAAAAAGCTGAAATCTGATCCCAAATTTGACTGACATATACTTAAACATATGAAAACGCAGATAGCAAAAGACAATGTTTCAAATACCAATTCTGAAAGTTTGTCTAAAGAGATAAATGACGTAGAGAAAGGATTAAAGAATTTTGAATCTTTACTTACTTCTCTTGATTCTATAGAGGACAAGAAAAAAGCGTTATGGAAAGAAATATATACAAACGCTGTTGTCGACAGGTATAACGCATATATTTTGTTCCATCAACTTTTAAACATAGTAAAAGATGACGCAGCTCAACACGCTATACATGGTGCAACATTAAACAAGTACATTGAACGTATGAACAAATCAACAGACCAACTGATCAGATTGGCAGAATTGGTCGCTGACGCACAATCACAATCGGAGACTCCGATAGATAGTGATTATATTTACAATCAGATTGCGAAACAAAAGTAATGTCTGGTAAATATAGATCTAATAGAATACATGAAATTGTAGCTGATCCGCAAGGATTAAATGACTCTGTTATTCCACAAGCGATACAGAGCATGCAGCAGTCTGTAACGTCTGGCTTTACGATGTATAAAGCTGTCGTTTTAGAAGTTTTCTTCGATCCAAAGATAATAGACGACAAAAAAGAAAACGCTATTATATTTTCAAAGGGAAAAAACAAAGCAGGCAGGTCACGTCGTCAAATTAAAAAAACAGCCCACATTAGAGAATTACCAAGAAATTCAATACTTGCACAAATTATTAATGACGGTAGCACAACCGCAAACGAACCAGAGTATCTTCTTCCGTTTTTTCCTTCACATTTAATGCTTCCAGTAAAGCCTGGTGAGCATGTGTGGATTTTTAGAGAAGAGAATAAACAAGTTGATTATGGATTTTGGTTCTGCAGAATTTCTGAGCCAAGATTTATAGAAGACACAAATTATACGCATGCAAATAGAAAATTAGATCAATCTTTGCAACCAGGAACAAGAGACCTCGATTCTGGCGCAGCTAGAAATATAAAACCAGGGTTTAATAACGGTGCCGTAGTAAGAACAGAAGACGGATTTGCTGCTGCAGGTGAGACAGCGACGCTCCCTGGCGGCGAAGATTCTTACATAGAACTATTAAAAGACACAGACGCGGCAAAAATAACAGATTTTGAACCTGTACCTCGATTTACAAAACGTCCAGCTGATTTAGCACTTCAAGGAAGTAACAATACACTTATTGTGATGGGAACAGATAGAACTGGTCCAGCCGCAAATTACGAAGACAGCGAAGAAGGACGCGCCGCCGCCGGCAAACCAGGTAAAGACCAGTCAAAGTTGGCTGGTACAATTGACATCGTTGTCGGGCGTGGAACACCAAAATCAAAAACAAAGGCACCTGAAACAACAAATGTATTAGAAAATAAAGAGACAGACAAAAAGTTGTTAGACGAAAATGACGTGGAAGGTGATCCGAATTTTGCCGAGGACTCTGCAAGAATATATCTCTCGATGAAGACTGGTGCCGACGACAATTTCAACGTAAATACAACTGGTATTCCAAAGTCTTCGACGTCAAACTTACCGTCTTCTGCTGCAGTAATAAAAGCAGATAATGTCCGTGTTATTGCAAGAAAAGAATTAAGACTTCTTGTACAACCCTCTGCAGATTCTGATGCATCTGAATGCGCATCTGTCGTCATAAAAGAAAACGGTGATATAGTGTTTGTTCCGTCTGCAAAGGGCGTAATCAAGCTAGGCGGTGATGATGCAGATTTGGCCGTGTTAGGATCTAATGCAGGAACAGTTAATGCCGGTGGAACAGTTACAGCTCCGGGAATTATAACGACAATGGGTGGTGTTGCCGGAATCGGCGGCGCTCACGGTGTCTGGGCTAAAAAAGTACTTATAAAATAATGCCTGGTGGTAAAGACAAGATACTTGGACCGCAAGGGACAGGAACAGTAGATGACAAAGGCGTTCTTACTAGATCTGCACGAGATAGATTTGGTCTAGAAGTAATCGCATTATTGAATACCGGTAATGTCGACGGACTTGGGCTATCGAAAATAAATCCGCTGCTTCCGTTGCCTATTCCACCAATTCCTGGTCCTCTTGTACCGTCTATTAGCACGGGTAAAACTCCTCTTTTTTGGTTTGATGCACAGCCATTTGCCAATCTATCGATTCCTGCCATTCTGAACCCCGATGGAGCATACCAGAAACTTATCCTTGATGGTCTATACGCTCCGCTTGTAGGAGCTCTGAACCTTGACGGGAACACACCAGCAGCCCCTGTATTTGATCCCACTATATTCATAGATCTAAAGAAATTTCCAAATATAGAATTACCAGATATACCAAATATTTTGGCAGAGCTTACTGTGCTCATATCGTTGTCTCAGATTCCTCCGGGTATCGGAGCAAAATTGATTTTATTTGAAGATTTTGGAATCTCAGATCTTCAGATACCTGAAATATTAAAACTTGTCTTGGGAACACCAAGTATACCAAATATCGTACCGAAGATACCAGAAATTCCCATTCCGAGTGTCCCCAATCCTGGAATACCAAATTTTATTATCGACGACCTTGCTCTTGGAATATTCAAGATTCCTGCTCTTGTAATCCCACAAATTATAGGTGAAGTTTCGATAGATTTCGATCCTTTGGCTATTATTAAAAAAATAATCAAGATTATCATTGATCTTTTGTTGAAAGTCCTAGAACCAATAATCCTTTTGATAGCAGGAATACAGCTTTTGGCCGCAAGTCTGACTGTGATAATCAAAAATTTGGCCGGAATGTTATTGTGTGATATACTTGGATCTCTATTTGGGACCGGCGCAATGGTCAAAATAGTCGGAAAATTAGTCGGATTATCATAGTTAACAACATATGATTTCTTTTAAGAGTGTCGGAAAAACAACAGAAGAAAAAAATGCAGAAAGTCTATCTGTCACTCCACCTCCAATAGGCATTAAAACTCCTATGAGAGAAGGGAATGGGTCTGACGGTATTTTTGCGATGCACAAAGATATCGGAGACGTGATAGCCGATAATTTGCGAAATCTTGTCCTTACAAATTGGGGAGAGCGTCTTGTTCATTACAGATACGGCGCCAATTTAATGGAGCTTACGACAGAAATTGTCAATAAAGATGATTTTGAACTAGAAGCAGCTAAAAGAATTAGCACTGCAGTAGGGACATGGATGTCTTATGTAAATTTAATAGACCTGAACTCAGACGTCGACTATACTAAAAAACCAAGTGAAGCAATAGCCCTTATCAGAATATATTTGACGTACGATGTGCCATCTCTTTCAATTACACAGAGAACAATTGAGATTGTACTCAACGCAATTTGATATTTATAGGACAACATGCCGACAGACATCGCAAGAAAAGAACTTCTTAAGCCAGTAAGAACAAGAAAATATCTGAACAAGAACTTTGACGGGTTTAGGGCAGATCTTCTTGAATACGCAAGAAAGTATTATCCAGATAGAATAAAAGATTTTTCTGAAAACGGTCTTGGAGGTTTGTTCCTAGATCTTCCATCTTACGTCGGCGATGTAATGTCGTTTTATTTGGATCACCAATTTTCAGAATTAGATCCAAATACTGCAGTTGAGACTGCAAATATTCAAAGACAGCTTATAAATGCTGGCGTCAAAATAGTCGGCGCTTCACCAGCAGTTGTTTATGTCACATTTTTTATAGAAGTTCCGTCTATGCGTGTTGGTGGTGTTGATATGCCTCGACCTGATGCACTTCCAATTATCAGAGAAGGATCTTCAGTACTAGCAGACAACGGCGTTCAATTTAATTTGATAGAAAAAATTGACTTTAGCAGAACTTTAGCCGACGGTGTGACACTCGCGGCAAAAAGATCGGTAGGAAGAACAAACTCTGTCGGAATTCCTCAAACTTTCGTTCTTTCTTTGGACGGTCTTTGTATTTCTGGGTTTTATGAGCAAGAATCTATTGCATTAACAGACCAATTTGTTCCATTTAGAAAAATTGTTCTTTCAAACCCAAATGTTACAGACATAGTTTCAGTAACTGACGGCTTGGGTAATCGCTATTATGAAGTAAATGATCTTTCTGATGATGTTGTATTTCTTGGAATACCAAATGTTGGAGATGATTCAGACCTTGTGCAAAGCAGCATGGAAGTCATACCCGTACCATATCGTTTTAAACGAGAAATAGACCTCGGATCAAG